TAGTTCTTTCTGGCCATTTATACTTAAAATTACAAGTACCTTTGGCATAAAGAATTGAGATAATTCTATTAGAATCATCATAAATAAGTTTTCGAATCTGCCATGCTCCCTCTGTCTCTCCTTTTCCGGGTTCTGCATATCCTATATATTCTTCATTCCCTGAAGCATTATAAGAAATTCTTTGTGTAAGGTATTTTAAAGCCCTTTCTGGGGTAATTTCTAACATTTTAATTCTCCTTATGCTCCTGTCCATGTATAGGTATAGCCAGCACGCTCATCGTATTCATGAACAAATCCAGGATCGCCACCTGCATAAACGATTTTCACTACCTCATTGGCTGCGCTATAGAAATATTTCACAATCTGCCATTTAGACTCGCCAGTCCCATATCCAGGCGCAGCTCTCCCTCTATATGTCGGCTGGCCATCCGCACGGGTAATATCAGTTCCGTCATCAAAGATTTCGTTACATACACAATCAGCCATTTTAGCCTCCTATATTTAGTTGTCCTCTTCGATTGTCATGGATGCAAAATAATATTTTGTTGTGGATATAGGGTCTACGGAATCATAAGAAAAATCCGTTATTACTACATCTTTCCAAGTAGAGGATTCATAATTATTTTGAAAACGGAGAGTGCTGTCTAAATCACAAAGCGTAATAAGGGAATCAAGCTCTGTTTTCGTCAATTTACTCCATGCCAATGACCATATTCTAAATTTTTTTCTATTTCCCCATCGCCTGCTACCATCAGACATTTCAACCCGTGTTTTCTGCATACTGTATGTAACTGGCAGAGATATTTTTAGAGAGGAAGCAAGCGTTACTTCTGAGCCATTTAATCCTAATTTTACCGTTGCCATTAGCCTCTCCTTCTAATGCTTTGTCTTTCTACGGCAGCAAATATCTTTTCAGCTGCTCGGTCAATCGTATAATCATCGAGCTTTTGAGCATAAATCTGTACTGTGTTATACATAACCGACTCACCTGTCGCTCTTTTTTCTATTCCCATTTCCCTCAAAGGTTGAATATTCATAGATTCTGGGAAGCCCATCAATGGCACAGATATTTTCGGTATTACCCACTCTCCCTTATGAACCATAGCAAGCCCTGTTTTTGGGACAAGACCACCAGTTTGATAATTGCCTTCTGGTTCTGCAGGGACTTGACCACCACCACTTGGTTCCGGTTCTGCTATTATTCCCCCTTTACCCCATTCCCCTGGAAGACTGTATTCCTTAGCTGCCTTATCAAAAGCTTTTTTCGCTTCTATAGCCGCCAATTCTGCCATTGTTTTGACGTGCTTGGGAAAAAGTTTATCGAGTAAACTTACAGCTCCAAGAAAGGCAGTGAATACCACAGCTTCCACAGCCAAAGCAGTAGCAAATGATGCCGTAAGGGATGTGCCTGCTGCCGACCCTGCGGAAGAAGCACTGCCCTCAATCTCATTAAGAGAGCTTGTAACACCAGGAACTAATTCGTCTGATGTGCTGGAAAGAATATTCCTAATAAAATCAGTCATCCATTTAGCAACCATATCACCTATCATTCTAGTAAAAGAACTCTTGATATCGCCCCATAATCTTTGTAAAGCATCACTTAAATTTGAACCAGTCGTTAATATGCTTTCTGCGAAATTGCCGAAAGAACCACCTAAGTCACCGCATAGATTGCTCCAGAATGGATGAAGCTCATCCCAGGTTTTCTCAACAGACTTCTCAGCATCTTTTGTGCTTTCTTTAATCGCTTTAGAAACATCAAAAAACCTGTCTTCCATTTCATCTGTTGCCTGCTCAACCACTCCAGACATATCACGAAAAGATGGGATTGCAGTCGTTGTGATAGCCGTCGATAAATCTTCTATTTCATCTGTGGCCGCCTTGAGTGCCTTTGTATAATCCTCTAAACTAATTTCACCTGCTGTATATGCTTTGCTTAAATCGTCAACATAGCCTTCAAGCTCTTCAACTCTATCGCTTTTCTCTTTTATAGTTTTGAGGCCAATAGTCTTTATGTAATCAATCCAAGTCTCAGTTTCTTCTGCTGCTTCTTTGGTTGACTTTCCATGATCCTCTATTGCCTCAGAATCTTTTTTTATTGCCTCTTTCTGTATTCCTAACAGTTTATTAAGAAATTCAGATGCTTTTGAAAATCCCTCAGTTCCCTTTATTGAATCCCAGACCTTTTTGCCGTATTCTGCATGTTTCGCATCAAGCTTTGTTATTTCCTCTCTCATCTTTCGGGCAACAATTTCTGAATTACTGACTCCTGTTGAGAATTTACGAAAAGTTTCATCCAGGCTCCAAAGTGTTTTTTTGAACCAGGATATTTTTTCACCTGATTTTTCTGAAAATTCACTTATTGTTGCAGTTAAACTTTTGAAATGTTTGTTTGCTTTTATTATTTCAATAGTAACAAAAGCTAGCCCAGTAATTACTAAGCCAATAGGACTTGTCAGGGCTATAAGGGCTAATTTGATTTTAGGTAATATAATTAGAATTTTGCCAAAAATTAATAAGAGTGGTCCCAAGACCGCAGCTAACCCAGCAATTTTTACGGCAGTCTTTTTCGTTCCTTCCGAAAGATTATTAAACCAGTCAACCGCCGGCTTGAGTTTGTTTTCGATTAACTCCCTGAGAACAGGAATGAGAATCTTTGATATCTGAATAGCAGATTCAGTAAGTTTTGACGTAAGGATTTTCCACTGTCCGGATAATGTATCCAACTGCTTCTGCATCATCTCGGAGGCAGCTTGAGTATCAGTTATTTTGTCTCTCATTTCAGTAAAGGCAGATGACCCCTGCCTAAGTACTTTCAGCATATTCGGCCCGGCACGAACTCCAAATATGGCGATTGCCTGAGCCAGAGTCATTGATTTGCTACTCAAGACTTCGATGATTTCTCCCAAACTCTTTGTCTCTGGATTCACATCGGCCATAGTTAAACCCAGTTCTTTAAGGGCTTTTCGAGTCTTGGGAGTACCGGCTGCAAGTTGAGAAAATGCCATTCTGAGAGCTGTTCCAGCCATTGATGCATCAATTCCTATGTCATAAAACTCCGATAGAACGGCGGTCGTATCCTCTATAGACCAACCCATTGCGTCGGCCATCGGACCGATATACTTCAATGATTCTTTTAGCCTATCCAGTGTAGCTTGCGAACCACTAATCGCTGCCGCAAAGACATTTGAAACCCTTCCCGCATCGCTTGCCTGCAATCCAAATTGTTTGAGCGTGGTGATGACGGTCTCTGTCGCAAAGGCCAAATCGGATTGAGTAGCCGCCGCCAAAGCCAGAGTCGGCTCTAGGGCGTCGGTCATCTGTTCGATTTTCCAGCCGGCACTAGCCATCCAGTACATGGCATCAGCGGCCTGTTTGGCCGAAAAGACCGTTTTCTCACCCATTGTCCGGGCAAGATCCTCCATCTGTTTTTTTACTTCTTCGCTTTTTGCACCCGTAACGGAAAAGGCATTGGTTATGCTCTGCTCAAAATCAGCACCCACTTTTACGGCGGCAGCACCCAGGGCAAGAATCGGCAAAGTAACCATCATTGTCATCTTTTTGCCGATGGCAGTGAATCTCTTGCCAACTTTCACCATAGCCCGCTCCGCATCAGACATGCCTTTATTAAAGCGGTCTAATTTTGTGTCAATAACTATGAAAAGTTCGCCTACCTTCATTTTATTTTCTTCCTTTTCTCTTGCAAAGCCTTATAATCCTCTTCGTCAAAAATCTTCACCTTGCCTTCCTTATCTGTCTTGAGAAGACCCCAGAATTTCTTCTTGTGAAACTGCAATCTTTCTTGCGTTCTCCTCTCCTGTTCTTCTGGACTTAACGGCTTTAAGTCCTCTTTCTTTACCTCATCTTTGAAGCTAACCAATTCATTTGCACTGATATCCCGCTTGTAGGTCTTGCCTGCCGTATTAATAATCCATGAGGCGATAAAAGCCACACGTCTCCACTCTTGCTTGTCTTTATCTCGTTCTCTTTCAAAATATGACTCCGCTATATCGGCAAGCTCGACAGGCTTTAGCTTCCAGAACTCACAAGGCCGAAGCCCAATTTTCAATGCTAAGTTGTAACTTTCTTCGATGTAGTCTTTTTTGCTCCAGTCCTCTTCTTTACCGTCTTCGGCCTCACCGCTTTTTTTTTAGCCTCTTTGAAAAAGGTGCTCTGCATTAACGCATCTACCAGGTTCGCTCCTATTTTTTCCGGTTGCTCCATGATACAATCATCTAATATCTTTCCTACCTCTTTGAGTGTGATGTCGGGAGTCTCATCAAGAAGCCCTGCCCAAATGAATCCCCGCAATTCATAAAACGGAAGCATCATTCCTGCTTTTTCACCTTTCCTCATTGCAGCGATATTTACGAACTTTTGTAGATCGAAAAATGAAATTCCGCACTCTCTCTGAAGTTCAGCAAAGGCATTGAAATCGAAGCAAAGCCGTCTCTGCTTGTCTAATTTGATAGGGATAGACTTAACTGGCATTTGTTTAATCCTCTCCTCTCTTAACTTGCAGAAAGAGCTAATGCATCAGTCCCTTCAAGCGCAAAACTGAATACAGCGGCACCGGCATCTGGAGAAGGGAAGTCCAGACTTGTCAGAAAAGCTTTACCTGTAGCCGTTACAGCACCATCGGCAAAAGTGAAAATAACGTCGATATAGAGAGTAGCTATAGAACCAGCATCACGCTTTTCCCAATGATCGAGAAGCACCTTTTTACCAATGTTTGCAACAAAATAGTTTCCAGTACCTGATATAGACCAATCTCTTGTTGAAGTGACCAACTGTCGCCAGTAAGCACTGTCCCTGTTGGTCAGATCAACCACAGCCTGTCCGCAATGCAAGGAAAAATCTGTGCTTTCTGCGATTGCCGCACCTTCTACCGCAAGGGTCGCTAAATGACCCGTCATTCCTGAAGTAGCAGTTGCCATTTTAAACCTCCTTAAAAATCATTTATATTTCTAAACAGGACTCATATCCTGCCTAAATCTTAGAATTCCATGCCTCAAACCTAATTCCGGATTCTCCGGATCAAGCATAATTCCCGCATAATCCAGCCTAAAATAAATAGCATTATAATCCTCAATGGACAATGCAGATGATGTCAATGCCTGAATAATATTATTTTGCATATCAGCACATGCCTTATCGCCCAATCCAGAAGTTTGATCCACCCAACTATCTATCTGAAAAGCATTATCTTCCCCCTCAGTATCTCTAGTTGTAAATTCTGCGGATCGCACTCCCATTAATTTGCCTATAACATGATAAGGGTAGGCTGTGTTTTCCGGCACGTGGTTATAAAAGCTATAGGCTGGAATACCCGTCGTAAGCCGTGAATATACTGCTGTTAAAAGTGCTGAAAATCCTAATTTTCTTGTTGTCATAGTTAAAACCTATTTAAAACTTTGTGAATTTCATGTTTGCTGTAAAAATAATTATTTGATACTGACCTCCTGAAATAATTATAATTAGAATCATGTATTGAATTCATATGGATTGCCTTGGAATTAAGGCAGCTTGTAACCTTCCATTTTGTTTTTTTCAATTGCAGGAAAAAATCTAAATGTTCCCACCCCACCTTGATTCTATTGTCCCATCTAACCTCATCAAAAACCTCTCTTTTTGCTAAGAAAAAATTAACTACCTGGTCGGCATAAACATACATTGAATTTTTTACCTTATATATATTTTTTATGCTTGGATGCCTGATAAGCATTCCCCGATCAAGCTCAAATCGTAATCCTTTTTGGTATTTTTCACTTATTAGATAGCTGCCATTTTCTGAATAAAGCACCCCGGAGCAAATGCCGATATCATCTTTTGCGTCTAAGACGTTTTTCATATTTATTATAGTTTTTGGGTCTTGTATTGATATATCATCATCCATAATTAAGATATAATCCTCTATTGCATGTTTTACAATCTGATTCCTGCCTACGGAAATGCCACTATTGAAAGGAAGTTTTATTATTGTGTGTCCGGAATTTGCAAGCTGTTGATATCTATATTCTTTCCTATCGGAAACATCTCCATCATCAGCGATATAGAGTCTATAAGGAAGTGGAAAATATTCTTCTATCGAATCAAGGGCTTTAAATAAAAGCTCTTCCCGGAAGAAAGTTTTTATCCCAATGGCAATCCCGTTTTTATTTTCAAGCCTCAGTCTTTGTTTCGGTTTTTTACCTTTAGGGATAAGGAAACCTATCCTCAACGGATTTGCTTTCCCCCAGCTTTTATGCCAGGAGTTCCAAATATATTCTATCCCCCATTTTTTAGAGAATATTTTTATACCATCTGTTCTCATACGATATTTTGCATAGTCTCTGTCGTAAGCCACTGACTTATGAACCATGCTGGTAGAATCCGTATAGGCCACTTTCCAATTTGTATTTTTCTTAACTGAAAAGAAAAAATCCTCATGTTCAGGCCATGTCTTAATTTCCGGGTCCCATTTTTGGCTATCCCAAACCTCACGTCTCATCATGAAAACATTTAGCACTATATCGCAGTATACATATTTGATACTAATGTCTGTTTTCCAGTCAAATTCTTTTAACCGCTCTATATAAAGTGTCGCCTTTTCAGCATACATCCACGCTTCATAATTGAACCCAGTATTCTGCTTCCAGAGCTTTCCCCCAACTATTCCAATGTCTTTTTTAGCATCTAAAATAACAGCCCAATTCTCCAATTTAGTTTCTTCTGTGAACAGGACATCATCCTCGCATATAACGACATATTTATATTGTTTCGACATCCTTTCTAAAACCCTATTTCTAGTCTCTCCCACCCCGCAGTCGAACGGGGCTTTAACGTAAATGCTATTATGGCGTTTACAGATATCTTTTTTCTTCTGGTTTACTTTCCCGTTATCGCCAACATAAATTGCTATATCAGGATAATATTTTCTTATAGATTCCAGACAAGTAAAAAGAGCAGGATCTCGCATAAATGTCGTTATCAAAATAGCTGTATTTTGTAATTTATTAGCTGATATTTTTAAGGGAGTTTTTGCTGTTTTCTTTTCGCCCCATCCAGTTTCATTTCTTATAATAGGCAATTTTTCAAGTTCTACCGCTTTTAGCCTGAGTCTATTCTCGCTTACATATTTTCTGTTTTTCACATTATTTTCCGTCTCATGATATTGATGGAAAAAAGAGGTCTCTCTTTCTATCCAGATACTCTCTAGCCCATCCTGTATGGCACGTAAATAAAAATCCGTATCATCCGCCCCCCAAACTACATACGCTTCATCAAATCCATGTACCTTGAACGCCCATTTTTTAGGGAAAACCTGGCATCCCCCAAAACCAAAGGGCGGCCGCAATGTGGATACTTTACCCATCCAGATAAAATCATCCAATTTCCCGTCATAATTTCCGGGTAAATCGCTTATCCTGCAGTGAACTATTTTATCATCTGCCATATGCTTTGAAACTGTCTCAATGAAATTAGGGGCAAAAATACAATCAACATCAGTTGTCATGACGAATTTTGCCCGCGCATCCCTTATCCCTATGTTTCTGGCTTTTGATATATTCCACACATCGCCAGTCTTGGTGTAGATATAGCGGGCTTTAAATTTATTACATATTTCCTTATGCTTTGTTTTATAATATGGATCGCTGTCAATATCGGCCACAATAACATCTATTTGATTATAAGGAACGGTTTGATTTTTTAGGCTATTAAGACAATCTCCAAGCCGCTTAGTTTCCCGGTGATAATCCGCAGTATTCTTCAAAGGGATAACAACTGTAATAAGATAATTAATTTTCATTTCAATATCTCTATGACTTTCGGATGTTCAAATAATTGCTTTTTATTTTTAAGATGCTCTTCAAGAGTATAACCATCAAGCTTGTCTTTCCTTTTATTGGGATTATTTTCATTAAATCGAGTTCCATACCAGTTATGATAGATTGTAGATTTACCATTCAGATGTATTTCGTCCCCTATGCAATTGTATATCTTCTCGCCCTTTTCAAGTCTTTCGACTTTAAATCCCATATTCAAGATATCCCAGTAAGCTTTCTGTGCAGTATCGGTGGAAAGACGGGGGAGGTATCTAAAGGAAATATTGTTTTCTAAGATAAATTCCTTTTCATAAAAAAACAAGGGCGGATGCAGGGGCTTATGTTCTGGCCCAATAACTCCAATTAGCTTAATCTTATCATCACCGCTGTAAAGCTCTACCAGCTCTTTATCCCATCCAGGTCTTTGGACGTGAGAGTCAACATCGAAAAATGCGACATACCTTGATCTTGATATTTGAGTGCCTAAATCCATTACATTGCCGTGACCTATGTTTGACAAGAGCTTAATTAACTTGATATCTTCTTGCTTCCCCAACCACGTAAGGTTTTTTGGTAGGGAGCCATTGTCTATAATAATAATTTCGTAATCTATACTTGTAAATTTTCGGATAGATTTAATCAGCAATTCAGCCCATTCAGGCGAATCAATATTAGCAGTTATAATACTTAGCTCTGGCATCTTAATATCCTTAATCTTTCTTTTATTGAAACTCTTTGATCCCGGACAAATGGATGCTCCGGCCTATGTGAATTCCTGTCAAGCCCGATATAGAAATTGAAATCATGCCGCCATTGGTATTCAGCCGGCACTGTGTCGAAATTAATCATTTTATATCCTTTGAGGTTATCATGCTCTAGTCTCTTCCATAGGTTGTAGCCTGTGTCAAGAAATATCATTTCTCCATCTGGGTCAAATTTTTCCGGAGCCTTTATGTTATCAAAAAGATACTTATACGGATAATCGGCATAAGCCATTCGCCCCAGATCCCAATCAGAATCATCCATAATTTCACGATAGAGTTTCATATTCAAAATCATCAAATTAGGCCACCAACAAGGCGCTATCCAGGAATCCTCAAGGCTTGTTGCTGCACGATATCTAGCTGCGCCCAAATCCTTATTTGTTTTAATTATATCCATAAATGTTTCTAGCCAGTTTGTTTTCAAAACCTCTATCCCAGATGATAAAAGCACCGCATAATCTGTCTCACATGCTTTTAATAATATTTTGAGATTACTACCATGCCCATAATCGTTTCGCCATAAACCTCCAGGCTCTAATTTCCAAGTGCCTGTCCCGCTCATGCTTTCTATCAATTTTATAGTACCGTTCTTTTCATGTTGCTTCAGATACTCAAGCCTATTGCCCTCTCCTTTGCCTTGTGAATTATCGCACACAATTATCCTAAAATTATCATACCAAGTCCTTGCGAGCACACTTTCAATAGTCAGCTCTATCGCTTCAAAAGCTCTTCGAGTAGGGATTAAAATTGATATTGATTTGCTCATCTGCCCGCCTTTAAAAGTCATGCCATTCCTCTCAATTTTTTTAATTCTGTTTTTATCATCCTAAACCGCTCTCTTCTGGCTATTCCTACCGCCTCTTCATGCAGAGGCGAGGGAATTGAGATCATCGATATATGCTCGAAATGATAAAATTTCTTTCTAACCTGCGAAGGCAAGGGAACGACTTTAAACCCTTTTGGATTATCATGTTTTACCTTAATAAAGAGCTGTGAGCCTGGGTCATTGACAACTCTATTTCTAGGCCAACCCTCAACGGTCTTAAACGGGAAATGGCCTTTTTTAAAAAGATTCATAAAGTAATCGTTTTTCTCCGGAGGATATATAGCTGCAAACTCAGAGCGATATGGCTCTTTTCTCCTATCCTCAACGCTCAGCATCCAATCAGTTTTCATGCCATCATTATAGTTTTTCATATTGATCAACCCGAACCAGAAGAGGTAAAAGGCCGTCCTGTACCCGCCGTCAAAGGCATAACCCCCGTCCTTAAAATCGACTACAGCCAGAGTCATGGGGTTTTTCTCGGCCTCGTTTATTAGGTCTTCTAACCAGCCGTCCTCTTTGATCCAGATGTCGCAGTCGATTATAGCCGCATAATCTGTCTTGCATTTCTCATTAATTAGAATATTTAGCGACCCGCCATGTGTCTGCTGAACATCGCCTGAATAAAGCTCATGTATCCAACCCTTCTCAAGGCAATCCTTGAGGTATATTGCGTCTACGCTGTTTATACATCTATCATTATAAACAATAATTTTATAAGGATATTGCGTGTGTTTTCTGATACTTTCGATGCAAAGTTGTATAGCCTCAAATGAATTATAATTAGGAATGAGTATAGATGCGGTCTTCATTCTTCTCTCCTGATCCGACTTAATTCTGCTTGAATCACTGCATAGCGTGAAAGCCAGACAGCATAATTCGGCCCTTCTTTAGGCAACGATAACACTGAAATATGAGTATGATGGCAAAATCGCTCCTTCATATCTTCAGGCAGTGAAGTAATGATACGCTTCTGGTCATGGATTTTCTTCCATATTTGCCAACCAGTTGGCCTAAGCCCCCCATCTCCCCTGGGCGTATAACACCACTCCGCCTCTACATTCGGATATTGCTTCATATCCAGCATGAAAAACCAGGTTGAAAAAGCACACTGCAAATCATCCCCATCAGAAAAAGATTCCATATCAGCCACAAGGCAAGCATCTGTCATCTCTTGCGTTCTAACCATATCTCCAAGCCATCCAACATCTTTTACCTGTATATCGCAGTCAAGAATCATAGCCAGATCAGCTTTAGTTTCACCCAATAAGTGAGCAATCGCCTTCCCGTGCATTATACGAGGATTGCCTTCAATTAATCTCAGCCAACCCTTTTTATGGGCTTCTCTCAAATAAATTAAATCATTATATTGTTTAGGGTCTGTTGCGTCATCATAAACAATAATAGAGTGTGGGTATTTGGTATATTTCCGGATCGATTCAATACATAGCGCAATCGTATCGCCTACGTTATGGTTCGTTATCAAAATTGATACTGACTTCATAATATCATGTCCTCTTCTATTAATGGTTCAATGATCCGCTCTCCTGCAGCATAAGCCTTATCTTTGAATCCAACAATTACAGTTTCCCCCATGCCATACATCGGATCTTCCCTCACCTTATGATCTTTGATGAATTCTTCATCACCATGATCCAGACAAATTGTCCGGTCATATTGAAATTCATGGACATAAAGCTCAAGTTTTTCTAAAAGCTGCAGGACTAGCCCTGCCCTTAAAGCATGAAATCCGCCATCAGGAGCCATCTCTAAATGATGCAAAAGATTCCTCGCTGCCCCCCAAGATATAGCAAATAACCCATCTGGCCTCAGAACCTCTACCATTTTAGTTATGCTTTTTTCCCAGTAGGGGTCGTGTTCTAGCATTGAGGCGGAAACAACGGTATTAAAACTCTCTGGTTTAAATGGAGCGTCGTGACATGGGCCGGCTATCCAATCAAGGCCAGTATAATTGGAGCAATTAAACCAATCCCGAATAGAACCATTTATATTAAAACTGCCGAATTCAATTATTTTACTTGGGTCATTGAAATAGCGTGGATACTTCTTACTGCATCGATCCCAATAAAGACGGTCTTCATAGTGCATTTTGGCTCCTATACTCATCCTCTAATATCGACATGGCAATATAATCATTCCAGCAGCCATTTCTCCAGATCGCCTGCCGGAGCTTGCCCTCGTCCTTGAATCCGGCGCTTTTATATAATTTGTATGCCACGTCGTTACCATCCAAAACCATAAGATGCAGCCGATGGGAATTTCTGTGTTTGAAAAAATATTCTAAAATTGCCGTAAATGCTTTAGTTCCAATCCCCTGTCCTCTGAAATTCGGCTTTATATCAAGCCCAATCATTGCCGATCTATTCACCAAATCAATATTTGTTATCCGGGCAATACCCAAAAAATCCCCTTCATATTGAATTGGGAACTCTTGTTTTTCCTCAACAATTGCATAATATTCTATGCTATCGTCTAATGATATTTTATCATACCATTGTTTTTGTTGAATTTTACTAATCGGCTTTACGTCTGTAAGCCAGAGCCATGTTGATTGAGAATTTCTCAGCGTCCTCATTTCCTCTAAGTCTCTCTCCTCGACTAATCGCAAGCCTATTCCTTTATATAGAAACATGATCAAACTCCGTTATTTTATCCATTATGTATCTCCTATCTTCCGGCATGACCCACCAGCCAACAGGAATATTTACCTGGTGTGAATCAAAATAATCAACCCCCGGCAATTTTCTCCCCTTGAATTGCTTTAAACAGCTATAATTATCATTCCTTGCATGTGCCCGGCTCGTATGAATTCCATTCTTTTTCATAAATTCTATAAATCCAACCCTATCATCAGCCAATAGAGTATAAAGCCAGAAACTACTTAGCTTTTTCTTACTCCTTTTTAGAGGTTTACATTTCGTTATTTCCCGCCCCCATAGTTCTACATCATAAAAATTAGCATTTTCTCGTTGCTTTCTGAGGTTGTCATCAATATATTTCAGGCTTTCAATCCCTACAGCGGCTGAGATGTCGTGCATATGCCATTTAAAACCGGCCTCAGGTACATCTTCCAGGCATCTCATTTCTCTACTTTTTGTTCTATCCATTCCATACCACCGCAGGAGAACTCCTCGGTCACGATCCTGTTTCCTTTTGCATACTAAAACACCCCCATCAATTGAGGTAATTGTTTTGATAGCCTGCAAGCTGAACTCTGTATAATCAGAAAAAGAGCCTACTTTCATCCCCCCATATTCTGCCCCCAAAGCCTGCGCAGCATCCTCTATAACTAGAAGGCCGTATCTCCTGGCAATGCTATTTATCTCATCATATGAGCAGGGATTCCCGCCCCAGTCTACAATCATGATAGCTTTTGTTTTAGTCGTGATTAAATGCTCGATGTCATTTGGGTCTATATTGCCGTCATTAGGATTTATATCAGCCCATACGATTTTAGCACCGCTGTGAATTATAGGGGCATTTGTAGCAAAACAGGTCATGGGCGTACTTATCACCTCATCGCCTCGCTTTATATTAGCTAATTTCAAGGCCATGTGAAGCCCTGTAGTGCCGGCATTTACAGTTACCACGTGTTTATTGTGCGGCATATTGAGAAAATCAGCAATTTTATCCTCAAATTTATCTACCTGAACCCCCTGCCCTATATAGCCTGAGTGTAAAACTTCAAGCAAAGGCTTATCTACCGACTCCGGTACAAAAACCTTAAATAAATTTATCATTTCAACCTCACGTCCTTTTTCATAATCATAGCAATCGCTGCAACAGTTTCGCCTTCGTACATAAAATAGGCTGGGAAAAGATATGGTTGGGCTGCCATTTTTGACGTTCCGTGTTCAATATAAGGCCCATATTTAACATTGGTACCAACAGCATAGACCAAATCCTTTGGTCCCTCTGGTTTCTTCACCCCATCTCCTGACTTAGCTTGCCCTCCTGTTTTACCTTCACTCAGCGAGCTCCCAGCCCAATTAGTTGAAGTAGAAGCTCTGAGACGACCTGTATCAACAGTGCATTGTTCTTTAGCCGCCAATTCAATCTTAAACGCCTGCTTCTTCAGCCTATCCTTTATAGCCTGAGTCTTGATAAACTGATACTTCTTCAGATTGGCTATGACTTCGGGGATTCCTTTTACATGTGTAGCCATTAAATTTCCCTTCCTCTTTCCATGCAAGCAAGCTTCATAAACCGCCCCTTCTCTCTCCAGGGCAACACAAGCTTTATCTCATAGACTTTGCTTCCCCAGTAAATCCTCTGTGACTCTTTTACTCCAGACAAATATTCCATGTACCAATAGAATTCTGCGAAGACATTAGCTTTATCATATGCTAATATCTGCTCACCTTTGGGAATGAGTACGATGGCCGCCTTGATACGCTTATAGATAGTAGTCCATGTTGAAGGCTCATAACCACCCATTCCGTCCGCTATTCCTTTAGTGAAGTCTTTAATCTTCACTGTCTTGTCTAATTGACCTGCAAAGCTCATCTTCTTGCCCTCATCATACTCGTTGGATTCACGCCCCATTCCCCATTAGGAGAGGGCTGCATCGGGGCTGTCTCACAAATCAGCCTAGCTTTCCTTCTTATTCTCCGTTTGATATTTATGTCCTTGTAGTAAATCTCGACTGAAATATCCCTTGTTACATCGCTAACTTTCTCTGTCTTCAGTATCTTCGCACTCAGAAGCTTATTCCTGAATTGAAAATACAATGTCTTTTCCGCATCAGGCAGTAATGTCCGCCATGATATCTGGCAATATTTAAGCATCACCTTCCAGTTCCGTTTTTCCCAAGCCTCTAGGAATTTAGCTAGAGTCCATTCAGGGCTTTTTTCTGGGTAGTCAGTTGAGTTAATCATCATCCTTCCATTGATTAAAAGTGAATTTCCAACCAAGTCCTCGCATTCCAAAACAAACAAAAACCAGCACCCATGTATAATAAAAATGAATGGGATTTGTTAATGTATTCCATATTTTATTTAGCCAGGGCATTTCCTCATAATGAAACCAGCATTCACGATAGCCTATCGTTCCAAAATGATACTTTGCCCTCCAAGGACACCAAGCTATCGAACATCTTTGTTTCATTTATTCCTTCCTTTTCTTGAGTTAATCATTCAAAACTCCTTGACTTAATATGTGTCTTTTGATAAAATAAAAACCAAAGGAAGAATAAATGGGATTTGAACGATTTGGATTTACAATCAGTCTTTTGGAATCTGAAATAAAACACATTGAACAATTTATAGAAGAAAGAAAGAAAAAAAGAAAAAAGCTCATTTGTGATGAAAAAGAAATATTAAAAGACTGGAAAGATGCTTTAAGAGAATTAAAAAATTTAAGATTGGCAGAAAATTGGCAGAAACTTATTGAAAAAATTCGTCTGATGTAATAGATTTTCATCCTAAAACTCCCTTTTCTTAAATAAATCTAATTCTGCCAACAGTGATGCTGGCAATATATTCTTGATATCGGCAAGATTGAATTTCGTATATTTATAATCAGCTCCCTCACCAAAAG